GCCAAATCTTTTTACCGCATCAACAGCGCTGTTATTCTTACGGGCAGCAACGTAGGTGACATCACGATCAGCAACGGTGGCACAACGTATGGTTTCATAGGGGCTACGCTGGGCATTACGCAGGCTTGCGTGTACACAGTGCCCGCTGGGTTTTCGCTTTATTTGTTTCGTATCGATGCAAACTCTGGAACTACAAACGGCAGTAAGTATCTGACAATCAGGAATGTGGTTACGAATAGTGCTGGCCGCACATTGCGTGTCGCAGAGGCTACGTTCCAAACAAGCCAAGTAAGTTATGATCGGCAAGTGCCGTTTCGCATTGCGGAGAAGACTGACTTTCAATTTGAGGCGAAGAGCAGTGCGTCAACAAACGAGGTAACTGTTTTCGTTGAAGGTATATTAGTGGAGAATTAACATGCCAGAAAAGTTAGAGCGCAGCCTGATGAACAGGGCTAAGAAGATGGGGCTGACCGGCAAGCGCCGTGATGCCTATGTGTATGGCACGATGCAGAAAGTAGGTGGGCCTAAGTTAAGCAAGAAAGCATCGGAGACAGGTAATGTACGGAAGCAAGCCTAAGAAGAAAAAGTCTATGATGAACAGCTACGGGAAGGGCAAGTAACATGCCCAAAGGTAATGTCACGCCAAAGGCTAGGTTAAAGCAGCGCGCCGCTGTGCTGAACAAAGAGATCACATCACTTCGCGGCAGCATAATGAGTGATCGTCTCACCAATGAAGAAGCTGGTGGTGCCATGAAGCGGCGCATCAATAATTACACTGCTGAGATAAAAGACTATCTCTCTGGGCCCATAGATCCAGAACTAAAAAAGCGCTACAACGCAATGCTGCAGCGCTTAGATAAGATGGACACCGGCCTGTCAAAGAACAAGCAGCGACAGGTGGATCAGGATCTTAGGCCTTAGCGTATTTGTATTTATCTACGCTGCTTAAACTCACGCCAACAAACTGCGAAATTGATTGACGATCCCATCCCTTATCAATGAAGTAATAGATGTCCTCTATTTCTTTTTGCGTAAGCGGTAAGTTTCGCCATCCAACGCCGCTCTTTGGCCCCGGCTTTTTGCCAGCAATTTCTGCCTTCAAGTTTTCGATGTGTTCACCTGACAGTTTACGCAAGGCTTGATTGCAAAGCCTCGCGTCCAGTTTCATTCTTTCCAGTGCCGTCATTAGAACGGGATCTCATCATTAAGCACTTGCGCTGACGCAGGCGCTTGTTGATAAGAAGGTGCTGGAGCTTGATACCCTTGTTGCTGAAACCCTTGCTGCTGTTGCGGCCTGTTCGGGAATAGCGGGAAGCTCGCAATGCGAGGCCAAGTCTTGGGATCTTCTCCAGCACGATGCTGCAGTTGGATACGCACAGAGATGCCGTGATCCATCATAAGCTGGCGCACTTGGTTTAGTGCTTGTGATGCCGCAGGATCTTGATCCATTCCCTTTGGTACGTTTAGCCATGCTGATGCGCGCATATCTACTGGTGCGCCGTTGTGCATGAAGCCATCGATGTTAAAGCTTTTGACGCCGAGTTCTGGTTTAGTTGACAAGGTTATTCTCCTTTTGAGTAAAGCGCTCTATGAGCAGTTGGTGCAGATCTGGATAATCATTCTTCAATGCTTCCAGCGCTGCGTCTGGTGTGTTGCGGTCAATCTCGCTTAGCTCCCGCCTGCTATTTGCTGCGTTGTATTTCGCAACAAGATCTTTGCACCATGCAACAGCCTGTTCTTTGTCTGACTTAGGTGCTGCTGGCTGTGCTGCCGGTGCTGCAGGTGCTGGCTGTGCCATTGCCTGCGTCTTTCTTTGCACTGCATCTATCTCATTCAATGAGGCGTAGCTGCCGCCATGCAGGCCAAGGCTGGCAAGCGCTCGGCCTATCGCAGATGTTTCCCCGTTTTCCAATGCAGATGTTTTGTTTACATTGCCCTGCCCGCGTATCTCTTCAGCCATGCCAGAGCCAATGATCGTGCCCTGTGCATTTGTTACTGTAGCTTTTACCACTACGCGCTGCCCATCATCCACAAGTATTTCTGTGTTGATGCCAAAGTCTAGGCCAAAAGCTTTACGAAAAGCCTCGACGCGCACAAAAACTTCTGTGTATTTCTTACCGCCACGCTGCGTTACACCGTGCGTGCGGTTAAGGTCATTGACCTCGTTCATTGCATTTAAAAGATCTGCCATCAAATTACTCCAAACATTTTCTTGGCTTGCATTAATACTTCTGGGTGAACATCTCGCCATACAAAGCTGTCAGCGAAATGCGGATCGGTCAGGCGCAGCAGATCTTGTACATCATCTGCAACCTTCATAAGTTTTTCGCGGCGTTTGCAGGCTGACGCAATGTCACCGAGCGCACGGTCTAGCTCTTCCTCTGTGGGCTCATGCACTACATATCCGAGCCTGTTAGCATAGACGATGCGCGTTACAATTCCAGACAAATACCAATAGCCTGCGATCTGCATCATATGCGGTGCTTTGATTTTCTTTGGCAGTGAGTTCGCACGCGGGCTGTCTGTATCTGCAGCCTGATCCCATTGCGTCTTTAACTCGCACCGGCCATCGCCGTAATCTGGCTTGCCAAAGTATGGCAACTCACAACCGGGCAGCGGGCCAAACAATTCTATTTCACCCGTGATCCTGTTCGCACCTTGCATCGCCTCGCGCACGCCTGCCGCTGCGTTTTCGCAGACAAGCCCAAACTCATTATGAGTTGGTTCTTTGCTACGCTTGCCTTCAGCATCGTAGTAAAGTCTCTCTCGGTTCTCAATGATGCGCGCATCTTTCTCAGTGTCGCGCCAGTCACCGCCCCGAAAGCCATGCAGCATATTGATTGCGTCTGCGTATGCATCTGAAGGTGATACTTCATCGACGAGTAGCCGATCAGCATATTGCTGCACTGCCCTTCCGCTAACCATGTTTGGATTGTCGGTGAACTGCGTTGAGCCCATCGCATCCTTATAGTACGCGCCTTGATCCAAGATCTTTTCGGCCCACGAAGTGTCACCTTCTGTTTCGCCCCGTAGTATCTTAAACGCTTCATCTCGTTGCACCCTTTGCACGGCCTTATCAAAAAAAGTCCAAGCATCTGGGGTACTTGGGTTGCTATGCCATCGATAATTAAAGCGATCAGCAAAAGCTGTTGAACCTTTCAGCCCCATATCAAATCTCCCCGTATTGACTGATACTGTCAAATGTATATGATGCGAAGAAACAAGGCAAGGGGCGATTATGACACTAGAACAATGGAGACAGGCGCAGGGGTATTCTTATGCCAAGCTTGCGCAGAAGGTGGGTGCATCACATGCAACCGTAGCAAGGCGTTGGTGCCTGCCTGCCGATCACAAGGATCGGATGATGCCAGCGCCTAAGTTCATGCGGCTGATAGAGCTTGCTAGCTTGGGGCAGGTAAAGCCTAATGATTTTTATAGGGATCTGACATGAGCAACATGAGCTATTTATTCATAGCCTTCATGCCGTTTGAAAGCTGGGATGACTGCCAAGCATTTGCCAGACAGCACAAGCTGCATGACTTTGCCGAGCAGTGCGTTGGCGTTGACGCGCAGGGGCATAGAACTGATTACACGCAAGAGCAAGGATTAGCTCCGCGCTGGACGATCAGACCGAAAGCGAGGCCGTATAATTAAGAGATTATAAAGCTGGCAGAGCTATTGAAAAAAGCACTAGAGGGAGACAAGAAATGATTGCCGAGCGCACCCGATCAATTGTTGCAGCGTCAAGGAACGACTTAAAGCCATTCTTACTAAACATTCATTACGCAAAGCGCTTTCCAAGCGTATCTCACGCATATGGCCTTGATGTTGATGGGAAGATTGAGGGCGTGGTGACTTACGGAACGCCGCCAAGCGCAACTCTTCGCAATGGGATTGCGGGTAAGGGAATGGCTGCAAATGTTTTGGAGCTTAACCGCTTGTGTCTGAGGTCGAACGAGCGCAACGACGCATCTTGGCTCGTCTCCGCGAGCATCCGCGAGTTGTCAGGCGACAGGATCATAGTAAGCTTTGCAGATACAGAGAGTGGACACATCGGCACAGTGTATCAAGCTGCTAATTTTCTTTACACGGGTCTGTCGGCCAAAAGAACGGACTGGAAGATTAGGGGCAAGGAGCACTTGCATGGCCAGACCGTTGCGGATGAGTTTCGCGGCCAAAAAAACAGAGCTGCCTTAATGCGCGCCAAATACGGAGACGATTTTTACCTAAAACCGAGATCAAGGAAGCACAGATATGTGCTGATTGTAGGTAGCAGGAAATTCAGGAAGGAAGCCATAATTTCTCTTCGCTACAAAATACAAGAATACCCAAAAATGATTGAGGAGACAGATAGAAATGGGCGGTAAGGCTAGCCGAGATAAGGGCGCTGCATACGAGCGCGAGATTGTAAACTGGCATCGTGGCAAGGGCGTGGAAGCAGAGCGCATACCGCTGTCTGGTGCAATGAAGGGAAACTATGCGAGTGACATAAAGCTGGGGCCGCAATTGGCTTTAACTGCCGAGTGCAAGCGCAGAGCGAGAGCGTATCAGGATCTGTATGATGCGCTCGATCAGGACAATAGCGACATGCTGTTTGTTCGCAAAGACCGGGAGCGCACGTTGGTTGTGCTGCCGATGGAGACATACGAGGCTATCCTAGAATGGCTCGGATGGATTGAAACCAAAGAGGAGAAATGAAATGCCATACACAGAACAAGGCACAGGTTATCAGGGCACAGACACCAGCAAGGCTGCTGCAGTGTCGGGTGCTGGGCGCAAGGTCACGCTGCGTGATCAGGTGCATGAATTACTGAAGTCTTCTTTGCTGCCGCTGAGCAGTGAAGAGATTGCTGCGAAGTTAAACCGGCCATACGGTAGTATCCAGCCCCGGATCTCTGAGCTACGCAATGCTGGTAAGATCTATGACAGCACCATGCGGGGCAAGAGCCAGTGGGGTAAGTCTTGCATTCTATGGCGGGCGTTCAAATGAGCGACATCAGAAGCTTGT